TTGCATATCCACAACATACATCAACATCTGCTTGAGTAAAAAACTTAAATATGTTATCTAATAGAAGTCGATTATCAGGAGATAGTTTCTCACGATAATCTTTTATGTCGTCCTGTAAAGGAACCTCATCAGGTAGCCAGTGCATTTGTTGTTGTCTTTTATAGAACTCAAATGCCCAGGGATACGCAAAAGGTTTATAGTATTCTCTTTCTTCTAATAAATTCATTTAGCCCTCGCAACTTAGACAACCTTCTTGTTCAAAGATTATCTCCCTTTTTACTTCGTTTGATACATTATCTGCACGACTGATTGCTTCACTTCGTAAGTAATAAAGTGTTTTCATATTCTTAGCCCAAGCTAACATATGTGCATTGTGCAAATCTCCCTTATTTACATCAGGCGGGAAAAATAGATTAACACTTTGTGATTGACATATAAATTCTTGTCGCATACTGGCGTGTTCTATTACCCATGCTTGATTTATTTCAACAGCAGTTTTAAAAATATTCTTTTCTTCATCTGTTAGAAAGTCTAGCTGTTGAACACTTCCTTTATTTGTAACTATACTTTTCCAAGTATCATCATCATTTTTATTATACTTGTCTAGTAATTCTGTTAAAAATTTGTTTTTGTGTAAATGAGAACCAGACTTTGTTTTTTGAGTGTAAGCATTTGCTCTAAAAGGTTCTATACTAGGTGATGTATTACCACATATAATAGAACTACTTGCATTAGGAGCTATTGCTAGTAAGTGTGCATTTCTTACAGAAGCACTATCATCATCAGGGCAAGCTCCCCTTTCTACTGCTAACTGTCTAGTAGTATCATCAGCTTTTTGTTTGATATAACTAAACATCTTCATATTATTACTAGTTGCCCACATTCCTTCAAAAGGAATCTTGTTTTTCTGTAAATATGCATGAAATCCCATTGCTCCTAGACCTATACTTCTTTCTCTCATAGCACTAAATTTTGCTTTTTCAAGAGACTCAGGAGCATCATTAATAAATACTGTAAGAACATTATCTAACATTCTTACTAAGTCTGGTATAAATGCTGGTACTTTTGACCATTCATCA